CGTCACCAAATTGTTGCAGGAGAACGCTTACCGTGAGTTGCTTCTGCGCCAGCGCATTAACGAAGCCGCGCAGGCGGTGATGGTGGCTTACGCGATGGGCGGCGATCTGGACCAGCTAGCTGCCAACTACAACGTGAAACGCCTGACGGTGACGCCTGCTGATGATGACGCTGTGCCGCCCGTTGCAGCTGTGATGGAAAGCGATGAAGCGTTACGCCTGCGTGTGCCTGCGGCTTTTGAAGGGCTTTCGGTTGCGGGGCCAACCGCAGCTTATGAATTTCATGCCCGAAGCGCCGACGGTCGGGTGGCGGATGCCAGTGCAACCAGCCCGGCACCTGCAGAGGTGGTGCTGACTGTCCTTAGCCGCGAAGGCGATGGAACTGCAGAAAAAGACCTGCTGGACGTGGTGGAAAAAGCTCTGAACAGTGAGAACGTTCGCCCGGTGGCTGACCGTCTTACGGTTCGCAGCGCAGAAATCATCCCGTATCGCGTGGAAGCCACCATTTTTCTCTATCCGGGACCGGAAGCAGAGCCGGTAATGGCAGCGGCAAAAGCCAGTCTGCAGAAGTACATTGCCAGCCAGACGAGGCTTGGTCGGGATATTCGCCGTAGCGCCATCTTTGCTGCTCTGCATGTTGAGGGTGTTCAACGTGTGGAACTGGCTTCTCCGCTGGCGGATGTGGTCCTGAACAAAACACAGGCGGCATCATGTACGCAGTGGAGCGTAACCAACGGAGGAACGGATGAATAGTCTGCTGCCACTGGGTTCAACTTCACTGGAGCGCCGACTGGCGCAAACCTGTAGCGGGATTTCTGATTTGCAGGTGCCGCTGCGTGACTTGTGGAATCCGGCTACCTGTCCGGTCAGCTTCCTGCCTTATCTCGCCTGGGCGTTCTCTGTGGATCGCTGGGACGAGGGCTGGACAGAAAGCGTCAAACGCCAGGTAGTGAAGGATGCTTTTTATATTCATCAGCATAAAGGAACCACCAGTGCCGTGCGGCGGGTGGTGGAACCGTTCGGATTCCTGATCCGCATTATTGAGTGGTGGCAGACCGGAGAAACACCGGGCACGTTTCGCCTGGATATCGGCGTGCAGGACCAGGGCATCACTGAAGATACCTATCTGGAACTTGAGCGACTGATAAGCGATGCCAAACCATGTAGCCGCCACATGATCGGCATGTCCATCAATCTGCAGACCAGCGGCCCGCATTGGGTGGGAGCCGCCAGCTATCTTGGCGAAGAAATCACGATCTATCCGTATATCAACGAAACGATTATTTCCGGTGGCACCGCGCATGAAGGCGGGGCGGTCCATGTTATTGACACAATGAGAGTGAATCCATGAGCACAAAATTTTATACCCTGCTGACGGATATTGGCGCGGCGAAACTTGCCAGCGCCGCCGCGCTCGGTGTGCCGCTAAAAATTACCCATATGGCGGTGGGCGATGGCGGTGGAGTATTGCCAACGCCGGACGCAAAGCAGACGGCACTGGTAAATGAGAAACGCCGGGCTGCGCTGAATATGCTTTATATCGACCCGCAGAACAGCAGCCAGATTATTGCCGAACAGGTGATCCCTGAAAACGAGGGCGGTTGGTGGATACGTGAAGTGGGCTTGTTTGATGAGTCCGGGGCATTGATTGCCGTGGGCAACTGCCCGGAAAGCTATAAGCCGCAACTGGCTGAAGGTAGCGGGCGCACTCAGACCGTGCGCATGGTGCTGATTACCAGCAGCACGGACAATATCACCCTGAAAATCGACCCTGCTGTAGTGCTGGCAACCCGCAAGTATGTGGATGACAAGGCACTGGAGCTGAAGGTGTACGCGGATGATCAGATGGCAAAACATCTTGCCGCACCGGACCCGCATTCACAGTACGCGCCAAAAGCCAGCCCGACATTTACCGGAACCCCCAAAGCGCCAACGCCAGCGGCGGGGAATAATACCACGCAGGTTGCGACCACTGCGTTTGTACAGGCGGCACTGACGGCCCTTATTAATGGTGCGCCAGCCACGCTGGACACGCTGAAAGAAATAGCCGCAGCCATTAACAATGATCCGAATTTCAGTACCACCATTAACAATGCGCTGGCACTAAAAGCACCGTTGTCGAGTCTGGCACTCACCGGAACGCCAACAGCCCCCACGGCGGCGCAGTCGGTCAACAATACACAGATTGCCACTACGGCTTTTGTGAAATCGGCGATTGCAGGAATGGTGGGTTCTGCACCTGCTGCACTGGATACACTGAACGAACTGGCGGCGGCACTGGGGAATGATCCGAACTTTGCCACGACAATGCTTAATGCGCTGGCAGGTAAACAACCGCTGGACAATACGCTTACCAATTTGAGTGGAAAGGATGTAGCTGGTCTTCTCGCATACCTTGGTTTGGGAGGAACGCTACAAAGCCTCAACGCCGGGGATTCCGTTATTTATCTGCCAATCGGTGAAAAGACACTGATTATCCAGATCGGTGTAGTCCCGTTTTTTTCTGCTTCAACGTACACGAAAACGTTTAATGTTCCGTTTCCTAATGGCCTGCTTTTAGGCCTTGCCTCGTGGGACGCTCAGCCCGGAACGACAGTTAACGTTGGTTCGTACTCCCCCGAGAGCATGACGCTATTCAAAAGCGGCTCACCCAGTTCAAATGCCTGTCACTGGATAGCAATAGGATTTTAATATGTACAATTACTACGCATTAAAAAATAAATTCTACCCAACACACCTTCGCGGCGAATACAAAAAAAACGGCATGTGGCCAACAGACTGCATTGATATTGACGACTCTGTATTTACGGAGTTTACGGGGGTACCACCAACCAACCAGATGCGTATTCCTGGCGATAATGGGCTGCCAGTTTGGGGAGATATTCCCCAACCAACACATGAGGAACAGACTGAGATTGCCGAACAATACCGCCAGCAACGGCTACAGCAGATTGACGAAGTAACCGTCGACTGGCGGGTTGAATTAATGCTCGGCGATATCAGTGATGAAGACAAAGAGAGGTTGTCTGAGTGGATGGCGTATAAAAAAGCAGTGAAAGCCGTCGACGTATCAACAGCTCCTGATGTTATCTGGCCTACATCGCCGGAGGGGTAGGCCAGTTGATATCCGGTGCGCTGGATGTGTCTACAGCCTCCAGTGCGCCCAGATAATCCAGCCACAGATTGTATTGCTCCTTCTCCGCTTCTGTCAGACGTCCCAGCACCGCTTTACCGGGCCATTGCCTGTTATTCATGTAGAGAATGGCCTCATCAATGAGCTGTTGCCGCATATTTTGGGCATTCGATACCATTTGTTCTGGGGTGGTCGGGGGAATTTCAAGCCAGCATGGCATTCCTGCATCATTTACACCGCGATACTTACCTGCTGGCGGCTCACCAATAAAATCAAGATACAAACTTTCATCAACTTCCAAGGCATCAGAAGGCCATGAGTCTGCTGCGATGTAGCTTTCTTTAAGCTCTCCGGCATAAAACGCATTTTCAGATGCAGAGAAATATTTCATATTCATTTCAGTACCCTATTACAAAATATCGGCCGTAACATGCTACCTCGTCACTACTGCGCGTTGCTGCCGCGCCCACTGACTCAGTATTAAGACAGATTGCTGTAGCAGTGATAGTGGTTCGGCTCGTTGTACTTATTGCATACACCGTCGGGCGGGTGATCTGCGTTGTATTATCATGTGTTGCATATGCCTGCATCGCGGCAGTCGGAAAAGCAATCGGCAGATTAATATCCACAGTGCCGCCTGATCTCAGAGGTGTCAGTATTCCCCATTGCATAATAAACGTCTGGCGGACACCGCTAATTAATATTGGGAATGTGGCGTATCCCGCTGAACCAAGACTACCTGTCGCAACACCTGCGGCACTGATATCTCCCAAACCAACGTTTAAGAAAATGCAGAGGTAACGGCTAACTGGCATCATCCCCGGTATTTATTCAGGGGATTGATCATGCTTATTGGCTATGTACGCGTGTCAACAAATGACCAGAACACCGATTTGCAACGTAATGCACTGAACTGCGCGGGATGTGAGCGGATTTTTGAGGATAAAATCAGTGGCACTAAGTCCGACAGACCGGGGCTGAAAAAACTGCTCAGGACACTATCGGCAGGAGACACGCTGGTCGTCTGGAAGCTGGACAGGTTGGGGCGCAGTATGCGGCATCTTGTTACGCTGATAGAAGAGTTGCGCCAGCGTGGCGTGAATTTCCGAAGCCTGACTGACAGTATTGATACCAGTACCCCAATGGGCCGTTTCTTTTTTCATGTCATGGGTGCCCTGGCTGAAATGGAACGCGAACTGATAGTTGAACGCACTATGGCAGGGCTGGCTGCAGCTCGTGCCAAAGGCAGAGTAGGTGGACGCCGTCCTAAGTTGACCACCGAACAGTGGGCACAGATTGGACGTTTACTCGAGGCCGGAGAATCAAGACAGCGTATTGCACTGATTTTTGACGTGGGCGTTGCTACCATTTATAGAAAATTTCCGGCGAATAAGAGCAATTAATCGCCCTGAATCAGCATTCTTTTGATTTTTCCTGTAAGCGGACAAATACCGTCATTTTGTGTGAATAACGGCACAACTGCGATTAGCTGTTTGTCAGGCACAATCACTTCAACATAGGGCGAAGCCTAATCCAATCAGGAGGTTTGCCACTATGGCTCAGGATTACCACCACGGGGTGCGCGTTGTTGAAGTCAACGAAGGCACCCGATCCATTACCACGGTGAGCACCGCCATCGTGGGTATGGTCTGCACGGGCGATGATGCCGATGCAAAAATGTTCCCTCTTAATAAACCCGTGCTGATCACTGATGTGCTGACTGCCAGCGGTAAAGCGGGTGAGTCCGGTACTCTGGCCCGTTCGCTGGATGCCATCGCTGACCAGGCAAAACCCGTGACTGTTGTTGTGCGTGTGCCGCAGGGTGAAACGGAAGACGAAACCACGACCAATATCATCGGCGCAGTGACCGCTGAAGGTAAAAAAACTGGCATGAAAGCCCTGTTATCTGCCCAGTCACAGCTCGGCGTTAAACCACGCATTCTGGGTGTACCTGGTCACGACACCAAGGCGGTAGCTACTGAGTTGCTGAGCGTAGCGCAAAGCCTGCGTGGGTTTGCTTACCTGTCAGCGTATGGCTGCAAGACAGTGCAGGAGGCGATCACTTACCGCGAAAACTTCAGCCAGCGCGAAGGGATGCTGATCTGGCCTGACTTTACTGGCTGGGACACGGTGCTGAATGCCGAAGCAACGGCATATGCCACCGCCCGTGCGCTTGGTCTGCGCGCCAAAATTGACGAGCAGACCGGATGGCACAAAAGCCTGTCCAACGTGGGCGTGAACGGTGTCACCGGAATTTCTGCAGATGTGTTCTGGGATCTGCAGGACCCGGCAACCGATGCAGGTCTGCTGAACCAGAACGACGTCACCACGCTTGTGCGTAAAGACGGTTTCCGCTTCTGGGGTTCCCGCTGCCTGAGTGATGACCCGCTCTTTGCCTTCGAAAACTACACCCGCACGGCGCAGGTGCTGATGGACACGATGGCAGAAGCACACATGTGGGCGGTGGATAAACCGCTTAACCCGTCGCTGGCCCGCGACATTATCGAAGGTATCCGCGCCAAAATGCGCAGCCTGGTCAGTCAGGGCTATCTCATTGGTGGTGATTGCTGGCTGGATGAGTCGGTGAACGACAAAGACACGCTGAAAGCCGGAAAACTCACCATCGACTACGACTACACGCCAGTGCCGCCACTTGAAAACCTGATGCTGCGTCAGCGCATCACCGATCAGTACCTGGTGAATTTCGCCAGCCAGGTCAGCGCGTAAGGGGACAACATGGCTTTACCACGCAAATTAAAACACATGAACCTGTTTAACGACGGGAACAACTGGCAGGGGATCGTTGAGTCGCTGACGCTGCCGAAATTTACCCGCAAATATGAGAAGTATCGCGGCGGCGGAATGCCGGGTGCGGTGGATGTGGATCTGGGGCTTGATGACAGTGCGCTGGACACAGAATTTTCCATTGGTGGTACTGAATTGCTGCTGTTTAAACAGATGGGTAAAGCCACGGTGGATGGCATCCAGCTGCGCTTTACCGGCTCTATTCAGCGTGACGATACCGGGGAAGTGCAGGCCGTGGAGCTTGTCGTGCGTGGACGTCACAAAGAAGTGGATTCCGGCGAGTGGAAGACGGGCGAAAGCAACACCACCAAAGTGACCAGTACCAACAGCTACGCGAAGCTGACCATCAATGGTGAGGTGCTCTATGAAGTGGACCTTATCAACATGGTGGAAATTGTGGACGGTGTGGACCTGATGGAAGCGCACCGCAACGCCCTCGGCCTCTGATATATCTGAACGGCGCGGGATACCGCGCCAGAACCCAATTGACAGGACAGCAAAATGAGCGATAAGCAGACTGAAAAGACCATTCAACTGGATACCCCTATCAAGCGCGGTAAAACAGAAATCACCGAAATTGTGCTGCGTAAACCGCAGTCCGGTGCGCTGCGCGGTACACGCCTGCAGGCCATTATGGATATGGATGTAAACGCGATGATGACCGTGATCCCCCGCATCTCCAGTCCGGCACTGACTGCACAGGAAATTGCAGAGATGGACCCGGCAGATCTCACTGCCATGTCGGTTGAGGTTGTCACTTTTTTGTTGAAGAAGTCGGTGCTTGCCGGTTTACCGACAGCCTGACGGTTGACGATCTGGTGGCAGATATCGCCACCATTTTTCACTGGCCGCCATCCGTTACTGACGTTATGCCGCTGACCGAAGTGCTGGAATGGCGGTATAAAGCGATTCAGAGAAGCGGGGCCAACGATGAGTGATAACAACCTGCGTCTGCAGGTCATTCTTAATGCGGTTGACAAGCTCACCCGCCCATTTCGATCTGCGCAGGCCAGTTCAAGAGAACTGGCTGCTGCTGTCAAAAAATCCCGCGATGCAATAAAGCAGCTTGATCAGGCCGGGAGCAGTCTGGACAGCTTCCGAAAGCTGCAGGCAGAAAATCAGAAATTAGGCGACAGGCTGAACTATGCCCGCCAGCGTGCAAATTTGCTCAGTCAGGAACTGGGAGCGATGGGGCCGCCTTCGCAACGTCAGGTTGTTGCTCTGGGCCGTCAACGGCTGGCTGTTCAGCGCCTGGAAGAACGCCAGAAAAAGCTGCAGCAGCAGACGGCGCTTGTGCGTGCTGAACTGTACCGGGCGGGAATTTCTGCGAAAGACGATGCGGGAGCAACTGCCCGTTTAGCCCGTGAAACATCACGTTATAACCAGGAACTTTCGAAACAGGAGGCGCGGCTGAAGCGACTGGGGGAAGCTCAGCGCAGGATGAATGCAGCGCGTGCCAGTTATGCCCGTTCGCTGGAGGTGCGTGATCGTATTGCAGGTGCCGGAGCCACCACCACGGCTGCAGGGCTGGCAATGGGTGCGCCAGTGATGGCGGCAGTAAAAAGCTATACCAGCATGGAAGATGCCATGAAAGGTGTGGCAAAGCAGGTCAATGGTCTGCGTGACGATAATGGCAACCGCACTGCACGTTTTTATGAAATGCAGGATGCCATCAAGGCTGCCAGCGAACAGTTGCCGATGGAAAACGGTGCGGTGGACTTCGCTGCACTGGTTGAAGGTGGTGCGCGCATGAACGTCGCAAACCCTGACGACAGCTGGGAAGATCAGAAACGTGACCTGCTGGCCTTCGCCAGTACGGCAGCAAAGGCGGCAACAGCCTTTGAGCTGCCAGCGGATGAACTGTCAGAAAGTCTGGGGAAAATCGCCCAGCTCTACAAAATCCCCACCCGCAATATTGAACAGCTCGGTGATGCGCTGAACTATCTGGATGATAACGCCATGTCGAAAGGGGCAGACATCATTGATGTGATGCAACGTCTGGGCGGTGTGGCTGACCGTCTGGATTATCGTAAAGCGGCGGCGCTGGGTTCCACCTTCCTGACACTGGGCGCTGCGCCAGAGGTTGCAGCCAGTGCAGCAAACGCGATGGTGCGTGAATTGTCCATTGCCACCATGCAAAGCAAGAGTTTCTTTGAAGGGATGAATCTGCTGAAACTCAATCCTGAAGTGATTGAAAAGCAGATGACGAAGGATGCGATGGGAACCATCCAGCGCGTGCTGGAGAAGGTAAACGCGCTGCCGCAGGACAAGCGCCTGTCTGCCATGACTATGTTGTTTGGTAAAGAGTTTGGCGATGACGCGGCGAAACTGGCAAACAACCTGCCGGAACTGCAGCGTCAGTTAAAACTGACAGCGGGCAATGATGCGCTTGGCTCCATGCAGAAAGAATCCGACATTAACAAGGATTCACTTTCTGCGCAGTGGTTGCTGGTCAAAACCGGAGCGCAGAACACCTTCAGCAGCCTGGGCGAAACGCTGCGCCAGCCGCTGATGGATATTCTGTACACGGTGAAAAGCGTCACGGGGGCGTTGCGTCGCTGGGTGGAAGCTAACCCGGAACTGACAGGCACACTGATGAAAGCATCGGCTGTTGTGGCTGCGGTTACCGTCGGCCTCGGCACCTTAGCGGTGGCGCTAGCTGCAGTGCTGGGGCCGCTGGCAGTGATCCGTCTGGGATTCTCTGTGTTGGGTATCAAAACGTTATCTTCCGTTACGGCAGCAGTAACTCGAACCAGCAGCGCGTTGTCCTGGCTGGCTGGCGCACCACTGGCACTGCTGCGACGCGGGCTTGCTTCATCGGGCAACGCCGCAGGTTTACTTACTGCGCCGTTGTCGTCTTTGCGCCGCACGGCATCACTGACGGGAAATGTCCTGAAAACTGTAGCAGGTGCGCCGGTTGCACTTTTGCGGTCTGGATTATCCGGTTTACGTGCTGTTGCTGTGATGTTTATGAATCCTCTGGCGGTACTGCGCGGTGGACTGGCCGCCGCAGGCACGGTGCTGCGAGTACTGGCATCTGGTCCACTGGCGATGCTGCGCGTTGCCCTGTATGCCATATCTGGTCTGTTAGGTGCTCTGCTCAGTCCGATAGGTCTTGTGGTTACTGCACTGGCGGGCGTGGCGCTGGTTGTCTGGAAATACTGGCAACCCATCACCGCATTTCTCGGTGGCGTGGTGGAAGGATTCAAAGCGGCGGCAGGTCCCATCAGTGCAGCGTTCGAACAGCTTAAGCCCGTGTTCCAGTGGATTGGCGACAAAGTGCAGGCGCTGTGGGGCTGGTTTACTGATCTGCTGACGCCCGTTAAGTCGACCTCTGCCGAACTGCAGAGCGCAGCGGCAATGGGGCGGCGATTCGGGGAGGCACTGGCGGAAGGGCTGAATATGGTCATGCATCCGCTGGACTCCCTGAAATCCGGAGTTTCCTGGTTGCTGGAGAAGCTCGGCATTGTCAGTAAAGAGGCCGCAAAGGCAAAACTGCCGGAAATCGTGACGCGTCAGCAACCTGCGACGGTGAATGCAGACGGTAAAGTGATGATGCCATCGGGTGGTTTTCCATCATGGGGATATGGCTTTGCGGGGATGTATGACAGCGGCGGGTATATCCCGCGCGGGCAGTTTGGCATCGTCGGTGAAAACGGGCCGGAAATTGTTAACGGCCCGGCAAATGTGACCAGCCGGAGAAATACAGCTGCACTGGCTGCCGTTGTTGCCGGAATGATGGGCGTTGCTGCCGCGCCAGCAGAGCTTCCACCGTTGCACCCCTTGGCACTTCCCGCGAAAGGAGGAGAAGCAATTGTGAGTCGCGCAGCCACTGTGCCGCTCGTTCAACGGATTGAGGCACCGACGCAGATCATCATTCAGACGCAGCCAGGACAAAGTGCGCAGGATATTGCGCGGGAGGTGGCACGCCAGCTTGATGAACGTGAACGCAGGCTGAAGGCAAAAGCCAGGAGTAACTACAGCGATCAGGGGGGATACGACGCATGATGATGGTGCTGGGATTGTACGTGTTTATGCTGCGCACCGTTCCGTATCAGGAACTGCAGTATCAACGCAGCTGGCGACATGCGGCAAACAGTCGGGTAAACCGACGTCCGTCCACGCAGTTTCTGGGACCGGAAAACGACATGCTGACGCTTTCCGGTGTTCTTATGCCGGAGATAACAGGCGGCAGGCTGTCGTTGCTGGCACTGGAGCAGATGGCAGAACAGGGGAAAGCATGGCCCCTGATTGAAGGCAGTGGCACGATTTACGGTATGTATGTGATTGAGGGACTGAATCAGACTAAAACGGAGTTTTTCCGCGATGGTATGCCGCGCCGGATTGAGTTTACCCTGTCGCTCAAACGGGTGGATGAATCCCTGTCCGATATGTTCGGTGATCTCAGTGCGCAGCTGAATAATTTGCAGGATACGGCAACGTCTGCCTTAAGCGATATCAGTAAAACGGTGGGAGGGCTGCTGTCGTGAATTTCAGCTCTGAACTGCTTAACAAAGGTACCAAAACTCCGGCATTGAGCATCAGTATTGAAGGCAGGGATATCACTACTGTGCTGGACAACC